TAGCTCAGGATTATATAGTTTGTTCATACCTATGGAATGGAATTACGAAGGATACATTGATTCTTATGGATTTCCTGTATTCGACACTCCAAAGAAACCGGTTAAAGGCGTTGATGGAGAAGAAATAGATATAGGGGTTATATCACATTGGGAAAATGAAGTTGAAGGTCTACAAAACGACCAAGACAGTTTAAACGAATATTATAGACAATTTCCAAGAACAGAAAAGCACGCATTTAGAGACGAAACAAAACAATCCTTGTTTAATCTAGCTAAAATATACGAGCAAATTGATTATAATGAAGATTTACGCAATACAAACGTTGTAACTCAAGGTAGCTTTCAATGGGAAGGTGGGATTAAAGATACTAGAGTATTGTTTGTACCAAATAAAAACGGACGATTTTTAATTAGTTGGGTGCCTCCGGCTAATTTACAAAATAAATATTTAATAAAAAACGGTGTTAAATATCCTGGAAATGAACATTGTGGCGCTTTTGGGTGCGATAGTTATGATATATCGGGAACCGTGGACGGTAGAGGGTCTAAGGGAGCTTTGCACGGTTTAACAAAGTTTTCGATGGAAGATGTTCCACCTAATTTATTTTTTTTAGAATATATAGCTAGACCGCAAACAGCTGAAATATTTTTTGAAGACGTATTAATGTCTTTAGTCTTTTACGGTATGCCGTTATTAGCTGAAAATAACAAACCAAGACTTTTATATTATTTAAAAAGAAGAGGATATAGAGGTTACTCTATGAATAGACCAGATAAAGTTTTACATAAGTTATCTGTTACAGAAAGAGAAATAGGTGGTATACCTAACTCTAGTGAAGATATAAAGCAAGCGCATGCAGCTGCTATTGAAGATTATATAGAAAACCATATAGGGTTATTAGAAGATGGATATGGAAATATGTATTTTCAAAGAACTTTAGAAGACTGGGAAAAATTTAATATAAACAACAGAACAAAACATGATGCCTCTATTAGCTCAGGTTTAGCTATAATGGCTTGTAATAAAAATAGATATACTCCTGTAGCGAAAAGGACAGTATCACAAGTTACTTTAGGTTTTAAAAAATACAATAATACAGGAGTAAATTCAAAAATAATATAAATAAATGATCTATACTACTAACAATAGCATCTTTCCAGATCAGGTGGTACCTGAAGAAGAAAAGAAATCATTTGAGTATGGTCTCTTATAATTTTCAAAATTTTAATAGACTAAGGCTGTACGCTAGGGGCGAGCAGCCTATACAAAAATATAAAGACGAATTATCTACTAATGGTGATTTGTCTTACCTTAATTTAGACTGGAAGCCTGTACCTGTTTTATCTAAGTTTGTAGATATAGTGGTAAATGGTATGACAGAAAAAGGATACGAATTAAAATCTTTTGCTTCGGATCCATTTGCTTTAAAACAAAGAACAGATTTTGCTGCTAATGCTTTGCGTGATATTAAAAACAAAGCAGCTATAGATCAATTAACTGCCGCTACTGGACAAAACTTTTACGCTTCAACTGATCCAAATAGTTTACCAAGAGATAAAGGTGAGCTGGATTTATACATGCAACTTAATTACAAACAAAGCATAGAAATAGCAGAAGAAGAGGTTATATCTAATGTATTAAATGTAAATAAATACGACGAAATAAAAAAGAGATTAGCTTATGATTTAACCGTCTTAGGTATTGCAGCTACTAAAACCAGTTTTAATTTATCCGAAGGAATAACTATAGATTATGTAGATCCTGCTAATATAGTTTATTCAGCAACAGACGATCCTAACTTTGAAGATATTTATTACGTAGGTGAAATCAAAAGCTTAACTCTTTCTGAAATAAAAAGATTATTTCCTAGTTTAACTGATAGCGAATTAGAAGAAATACAAAAATACCCAGGTCGCCAAAACTATGCTAGAAGCGATTGGCAAGTACAATCTGATCCAGATCAGCATCAAGTTTTGTTTTTTGAATACAAAACATATCAAGACCAAGTATTTAAAATAAAGCAAACAGAGCAAGGATTAGAAAAAACATTAGAAAAGCCCGATACCTTTAACCCACCAGAAAGTGATAACTTTGAAAGAGCATCAAGATCTATTGAAGTGTTATATACTGGAGCTAAAATTTTAGGCATGGGTGATAGAATGTTGGAATGGAAGCTTGCTGAAAATATGACTAGGCCATTTTCTGATACTACTAAGGTAAATATGAATTACTGTATTACAGCTCCTAGAATGTATCAAGGGCGTATTGAATCAATAGTTAGTAGAACAACTGGCTTTGCTGATATGATTCAAATAACTCATTTAAAGCTGCAACAGGTTTTAGCTAGAATGGTCCCCGATGGCGTCTATGTTGATGTAGATGGACTAGCTGAAGTTGATTTAGGTAATGGAACAAATTATAATCCTGCTGAAGCTTTGAATATGTATTTTCAAACCGGTACTATAGTAGGTAGATCTTTAACTCAAGACGGCGAGTTAAACAGGGGCAAAGTACCAATTCAAGAATTACAAAGCTCTTCTGGTATATCTAAAATACAGGCTATGATACAAACGTATCAGTATTACTTACAAATGATTAGAGATGTTACCGGTCTTAATGAAGCTCGAGATGGTAGTCAACCAGATAAAAATGCTTTGGTTGGTTTACAAAAGCTTGCGGCGGCCAATTCAAATACAGCTACAAGACATATATTACAATCTTTAATGTACTTAACTATAAGAACATCTGAAAATATAAGTTTAAGAGTTAGTGATATGCTTCAGTTTCCATTAACGAGGGCATCTTTATTAAATAGTATAAACTCTTTTAACGTAGCTACATTGCAAGAAGTAGATGATCTTCATATTCATGACTTTGGTGTATTTTTAGAGTTAGAACCAGATGAAGAAGAAAAAGCTCAATTAGAAAAAAGCATACAAATAGCTTTACAATCTGGAGGCATTAAACTTTCAGATGCTATAGATATTAGAGAAATACAAAATATTAAATTAGCTAACTCACTTCTTAAGCTTAGGCAAAAAGAAAATGCTGAATTAGAAAGAGCTAATAAATTAGAGAATATACAAGCTCAAGCTCAAGCTAATGCTGAGTCCGCTGAAAAAGCTGCAGCAGCTGAAGTTCAAAAACATCAAGCTTTGGCACAAACAGAAGTTCAAATAGAACAAGCTAAGTCTCAGTTTGAAATAGAACGCATGGAGCAAGAGGCTAATATTAAAAGAGGTTTGATGGCTGAAGAGTTTAGTTATCAAATGAAGTTAGCAGAAATGAAAGCTAAAGCTGAAACACAAAAAGAAGCTGAAATAGAAAATCGTAAAGATAAAAGATTACAAATGCAAGGTACTCAACAGAGTAAGCTTATAGATCAAAGGCAAAATGATTTATTACCTACAAACTTTGAATCATCTGGTAATGATAATTTAGATGGTTTTGGTTTAGAGCAGTTTACACCAAGATAAACAATTATTAATTTTTATTATATTATATTATGTCAGAAGAAGTAAAACAAGAAGGAGAATTCAAGATAAAATCTAAAGCTCCAATTGATTTAACCAAAAAACCCGAAGAAGATGCCGTTCAAACACAAGAGACAGATGATAGCAATGTTGTTGTCGAAGAACCAAAAGACAGTAGCGACAGCGAAAGAGTGGTTGAAGAAGTACGGGCCACCGAAGAAAAAGTAGAAGAGTCTACTATAGAGTTAGTAGAAGATGAAAACAACAATCCTGAAGAGATCACAATGGTTGGAGGCACTGAAAGTACCCCCACCGCACAGGAACAAAAAGAAATATTACCGCAAGCAGAAACACAAGAACTGCCAGAAAATGTAGATAAGCTAGTAGCTTTCATGAAAGAAACTGGTGGTACTATTGAAGATTATGCTAGATTAAATGCTGATTACAGCGGTGTAGATGGTAAAGCATTATTAAAAGAATATTATAAACAAGCAAAGCCTCATTTAGATGATGAAGAAGTTCAGTTTATTATTGAAGATTCTTTTGATTATGATGAAGATTTAGACGAAAAGCGAGATATTAGAAAGAAAAAACTCGCATATAAAGAAGAAGTTGCAAAAGCCAAAAACTATTTGGATTCGCTTAAAGACAAATATTACGCAGAGATCAAGTTGAGACCTGGCGTTAGTCAAGAGCAACAAAAAGCTATGGACTTTTTTAACCGATATAATGAAGAGCAAACGGCTACAAAAGCTAATCACGAAAGATTTGTTAGTCAAACTAAAGAACTTTTTAACGACGAATTCAAAGGTTTTGATTTTAAAGTTGGGGAAAAGAAATTTAGATATGGCATTAAAAATCCTTCGAGAGTTGCTGAAAACCAGAGTGACATCTCCACTTTCGTTAAGACGTTCTTAAACGATAAAGGTGAAGTTGTAGATCACAAAGGTTATCACAAGGCTATTTATGCAGCACGGCGCAGCATTTTTATGAGCAAGGTAAAACAGATGCTATTAAAAATCAGTTAGCTAAATCTAAAAACATAAGTACAGAGCCCCGTAAAACTCAAGATGGTAATGTATTTATTGATGGATTTAAAGTAAAAGCAATAAGCGGTTTAGATTCTTCAAAACTAAAAATTAAAACAAGAAAATTTAACAATTAAAATTAGATTATTATGGGAACATTAAACCCTGCGTTTGGGACTATTATACCGTCTCAATCACAACAATTATTACAGACTAACTACTTGCAGTTTAATACTGGAACTGGAAAAGACTTTGCACAACAGTATCTACCTGAAATCTACGAACAAGAAGTAGAGCGTTATGGAAACAGAACATTATCTGGATTCTTACGTATGGTTGGGGCTGAAATGCCAATGACATCAGATCAAGTTATTTGGTCAGAACAAAATCGTTTACACGTTGCTTACGACGAATGTACTGGAGATAATGCAGATGGAATACAAATTAAAGCTCAAGCTGGAGTTGCTAATGTTATTTCTCCAGGCCAAACTATTGTTGTAATGAACAAAGTAACTGGTGTAGAATTAAAAGCAGTTGTATTGACTTCAAATCCAGGAACTGGAGCTTTAACCGTAGCGCCTTATACGGCACAAACTCTTGCTACTCTTGGAAACGTTGCAGATCAATTAAAGATTTTTGTATATGGTTCTGAATTTAACAAAGGATCTCAAACAACCAACTGGGATGGAGCTGCTGGAGCAATTTCAGGAACTACTAACATTAGTATTGACCCTACGTTTACTCAGTTTAGCAATTCCCCTATTATTATTCGTAGTCAATACACTATCAATGGATCTGACATGTCTCAGATTGGATGGGTAGAAGTTGCTACTGAAGACGGGACATCTGGGTATTTATGGTATTTAAAAGCTGAATCTGAAACTCGTTTACGTTTTGAAGATTACTTAGAAATGAGTGTAGTTGAAGGAGAATTAGCCACCGCTGCTGGAGCTGGATCTGCTGCAAACGAAGGATTTAAAGGTACACAAGGTTTGTTCGCGGCTGTAGCTGATAGAGGAAATGTTGAGGTTGCTTTTAGCGGAGCTAACTTAGATGACTTCGATGCTATCTTGAAAAACTTAGATACTCAAGGAGCTATTGAAGAAAATATGTTATTCTTAAACAGAGCTACTTCTTTGGAAATTGATGACATGCTAGCTGACGTTTCTGCTGGTGCTCAAGGTGGTACTGCTTATGGATTATTTGAAAACTCTGAAGAAATGGCATTAAACCTAGGGTTTAGCGGTTTCCGTAGAGGATCTTACGATTTCTATAAGACTGACTGGAAATACTTAAATGATGCTTCTACTCGTGGAGCGGTATCTGGTATTTCAGCTATTGAAGGAGTATTAGTTCCTGCTGGAACTTCTACAGTTTACGATCAAATTTTAGGACCTAACATT